CAAACTTTGCAACTACAAATGCAACTTGGAATAAGCCTGCATTAAATAACACGTTTGCAAGTTTACCATCAGCATACACAGTCACATTTGTGGCAGGTAATGATGACCTTGGTACAACAGCAAATACAGTTTCTGGTTATGCAGAATTTGCAAACAAAGAAGCTGTTAACGTAGACTTAGTTATGACTGGTGGTGCAGACGTAACAACACAACAATGGGTTATTGATAACATCGTTGGTGTTGATGTAAACCCTGCCGTTGGTTCACGTAGAGATTGCGTAGCATTTATTTCTCCTCCAATTACTGCGGTTGTTAACAATCCAGGTGGTGAGATGAGTTTGATTACTACATGGTTAACACAACTATCACGTGCATCTTCATATGTAATGGCTGACTCTGGTTGGAAATATCAGTTTGACAGATACAATAACGTATATCGTTGGATTCCATTGAATGGTGACGTTGCTGGTCTATGTGTATATACAGATGCAATTCGTGACCCATGGTACTCTCCAGCTGGTCTAAATCGTGGTTCTATTAAGAATGCTATTAAGTTGGCATGGAATCCTAATAAGACATATCGTGATGCATTGTATTCAGTTGGTGTTAATCCTGTTGTTTCTCTACCAGGTTCTGGTACAGTTTTGTTTGGTGATAAAACACTACAAATAAAACCATCAGCTTTTGATAGAATCAACGTTCGTAGATTGTTTATTACACTAGAGAAAGCAATTGCAAAAGCTGCACAGTATTCAATGTTTGAATTTAACGATGAATTTACACGTGCTCAATTTGTGGCAATTGTTACTCCATTCTTACGTGATATTCAAGGCCGCCGTGGTATTACAGACTTCAAGGTAATTTGTGATACAACCAATAACACCTCACAAGTAATTGATAGCAACCAATTTGTTGGTGACATTTACGTTAAACCTGCACGTTCAATCAACTTCATCCAGTTGAACTTCATTGCAGTTGCAACAGGTGTTAACTTCACGACAGTTGTTGGTTCAGTCTAATAAATAAAAGAAATTAGGAGAAAACAATGGCTTTCAATGTAACAGAGTTTCGTTCAAATATGGTTGGTGACGGTGCCCGTCCCAATCTATTTTCAGTATCGTTAACTTTCCCAACTATCGCATCTAATTCGGGGCTGGCCAGCCAAAAAACAACGTTTATGGCCAAAGCCTCACAACTTCCAGGTTCAACAATTGGTACTGTACCAGTTTTTTACTTTGGTCGTGAATTAAAGTTTGCTGGAAATAGAACTTTCCCAGACTGGTCACTACAAATTATCAACGATGAAGATTTTACGATTCGTAATTCCATGGAATCATGGATGAACTCAATAAATAGTCACGTAGGTAACATAAGAAATGGTGCAGCACAATCTCCATCAGGTTACACAGCAGATGCTACTGTAACTCAGTATGGTAAGAATGGTCAACCACTCAAAACTTATAAGTTTGTAGGACTATTTCCAACCGATATAGAACCAATCGGTTTGGATTGGGGAACAAATGATTCTATCGAAGAATATGGAATCACTTTTGCTTACCAATGGTGGGAAGCAACAACTACTTCCTAAGTTTTATTATATGGAGAGGGAGATTATTCTCCCTCTTTTATGTTTTTTTGATTTTAATATGAAGGTAATATGGCAGATACAAACAACAAATTCTCTCTTTTCGGATTCACGATTGCACGAACAAAGTCTGAAGAAGACTCGGTTGTGCAAAAGTCGTTTGCGCCACAAACAAATGATGATGGTGCATTAACAATTACTTCTGCGGCATATTATGGTACATATGTCGATTTGGATGGAACCGCAAAGAATGAAGTAGAGTTGATTTCCCGATATCGTGAGATGGCTATGCAGCCAGAAATAGAATCAGCAATTGATGATATTGTTAACGAAGCAATTTGCCAAGACGATGACGGTAAAACAATTCAGATTGTACTGGACAATTTAAAACAACCAGATAAGATTAAAGACTCCATCAAGAAGGAATTCAACAATGTCCTTCGATTGTTCAACTACAATAAGATGGCTCAAGACATTTTTCGCAGATATTATATTGACGGAAGAATGTATTATCATATCATTATTGATAGAGAAAACCCAGCTCAAGGTATTAAAGAACTAAGATATATTGACCCACGTAAATTACGTAAAGTCCGTGAGATGAAGAAGAAAAAGGACGAACGTACAGGTGTTGATATTGTAGACACAGTAAATGAATACTATATTTACAATGACAAGGTCGTTACAGGTTCATCTTCAAACTATGGACCAGTTGGTGTACGCATCACTACTGATTCTATCGTCTCCGTTGTTTCTGGTCTGATGGATTCTCGCCGTGCGGTAGTGTTGTCGTATCTCCACAAAGCAATCAAACCACTTAATCAGTTAAGAATGATTGAGGATGCGGTCGTTATCTATCGCATCTCAAGAGCACCAGAACGTAGAATTTTCTATATTGACGTTGGTAACTTGCCTAAACTAAAGGCCGAACAATACCTCCGTGATATCATGGTCAAGTATAAAAACAAGGTTGTGTACGATGCCAATACTGGTGAAGTACGTGATGACCGTAAATACTTGTCAATGATGGAAGATTACTGGTTGCCACGTAGAGAAGGTGGCAAAGGAACAGAAATTACAACTTTACCTGGTGGCCAAAACTTAGGTGAACTTGAAGACATTAAGTATTTCCAAAAGAAATTATATGGTGCTTTATCGGTACCAATTTCTAGATTAGAACCAAACCAAGGATTTTCACTTGGTCGTTCAGCTGAGATTACCCGTGACGAATTAAAGTTCAGTAAATTTGTGGACCGTATGCGTCTAAAATTCTCTGATGTTTTTGACCAAACTCTCCGTGTACAATGTGTACTTAAAGGTATCTGTACCGAAGAAGAATGGACCGAATTCAAAGAAAATATACACTACGACTTCATTAAAGACAACAACTTCTCAGAATTAAAAGAAGCGGAATTGATGACTAACAGACTGCAATTATTGTCTTCTGTTGATCCATATACTGGTAACTATTTCTCACAATCATGGATTCAACGTAATGTATTGCGTTTGACTGATGATGAAATCAAATCTATGCGTAAAGAAATTGAAAAAGAAAAGAAAGAAGGCCGTGGTCTTCCTTCAGATATTCAGAATCAAATAATTATGCCAGACATTAATCGTTCATTAGGATTGTCACCCGATGGTGCAGCTTTACCTGCTGAAACTGATCCTGCGGCAGCACAAGAAACAGCAAAAACTTCTGCTGCCAAAGAAGAAACTAATAGTGATATAAATAAACTAATCATGGAGACTAAAAATGACAGATAATACAAGAGCAATCATAGATTATGCATACGATGACAACGCAAGCGAAATGCGTAGTGCTTTGTATGGTGCAATTCACGATAAAGTTTCAGCGCATCTTGCTGCACACAAACAATCAATTGCACACAATTTGGTTAAAGGTACACAGTCAGAAGAATCGTTAGAATCCGAAGAACAAACACAAGAATAACGGAATAAAAAATGGCAAATCAGTTCACATATCAAGTGTTAAAGGATACGACTCAAAAAGCTACAATCAAGATTACTGGCTTTTTTGATGGGTCTTCTGGAGACGAAACAAATACTGCTCGTATACAGGCAAACACTTTGTATGGAGCACTAGATGCAAATTCAAAACCACTTAGAACTTCATTGAGTCTAAGTAATACTGCATTATCATACTACAATCTTTCTATTGAAAAGATTTGGTTTGAAGCTAACTTTTCTGGTACAGGTCATGCAAGACTTTTCTGGAATGCAACCACACCAAAAACAATCATTGGTGTAACTGGTCAAGGTGTTGGTGAATATAACGGCCAAGGAAACTGGATTACAATTCCAAATAACGCTGCTGGTACATCTGGTGTTAATGGTGATATTGGTATTCAAACATATGGCGCAAATGTGGCAAATTCTACATACAATATTATTTTAGAAATTCGCAAAGATAACGCACACTACCAACGTGGTCAATTTAATGATCCTGCTGCGTTTAACTACTCACCATATACTTTGGAACCACATTAATATGAAACTTATTAAAGAAATTAACGAATCGGTTAATTATATAACCGAAGAAAAAGATGGCAAGAAGTTCTTGTACATCGAAGGACCTTTTCTCGTAGCTGAAAAGGTTAATCGTAATGGCCGCATGTATAAAGAAGATATCATGCATAAAGAGGTCGAACGTTATACAGAAGAATATATTAATAAAAACCGTGCTTTTGGTGAATTGGGACATCCTGAAACACCTTCCATCAATCTTGACCGTGTATCACATTTAAACGTGGGATTACGCAAAGAAGGTTCTGTTTGGATTGGCAAAGCAAAGATTCTTGAAACCCCTATGGGTAACATTGCAAGAAATCTTATCGAGGGTGGTGCTC